CTAATCCAGAATATGATACAATGAAACATTCTCATACTTATTGGAAAGATAATCCAAAAGCTAAAAAAGAAATGGCTAAAAAAGTTTCTCAAAAAAAACATAAATTTAAAATACAACAGTTTGACAAAAACAACAATTTTATAAAAGAGTGGTTTTCTGTTGAAGAAATTATTAAATCTAATCCTAATTATAAATGGCAAAATATATATTCAGTATGTAATGGTTATAAACCAACTATATATGGATATATATGGCGTAAAATTAAGATATAGTCCGACACTCTTAGAAATAAGAGATTAACAATGTAGCTGTGCGCCAGCTACTACCCTCATTTATCTTTTAGAAACAAATTACATCCAGAACATATACCTGAACCTATATTTAGCAAAATATATGAAGGTTTTTATCATGAAAGAAAAAAATATTCTAAATTAGATCCTAGAAACTATGTATTAAAAATTATACTCAATGGTAGTTATGGTTTAAGTAAAGATAAATATTCTTTCTTATATGACCCTAAATGGCAATTAGCTATTTGTATAAATGGTCAATTAATATTAACATTATTAACAGAAAGAGTTTTTGAAAAATGTAAAGAACCACCACAGATAATATTTGAAAATACAGATGGTGCAATGTATAGAATTCATCGCTCTGATTATGAATTATTAAAACAAGCTTGTAAAGAAGTAGAAGAAGAAGTTAATATCCCTCTAGAGATACAAGAATGTAAAAAGATTATAGCTAAGGACGTTAATAATTACATAAATATTATAACAGATGAAAATATTAAATTTAAAGGTTGTTTTGAAATTGATAGAGATTATCATAAAAACCACAGTAAACGTATCGTTCCAATTAGTCTCGCAAATTATTTCATTAATAACATTGATATTAATACTACCATTTATAATCATTTATTTCCTGAAACAAAATATAGTTTTGCAGAGAATTATAATATATTTGATTTTTGTATTGGTTCTAAGATGAAAGGTCAAAATGAGCTATTTAAAAGGTATATAAAAGACTTTAAAGTAGTTGATGAACCATTAGCTAGAATGAATAGATATTATGTATCTAATCAAGGATATGAACTTATTAAAAAATTACCTCCACTTGAAAAAAACTATCTTACAGAAACAGATAAAGCGTCTTCTAATCAAATGAATATATTTGATATAATAGAAGATGTTAAAATTGAACCTAAAGATAGAGAAACTAATATAGAAGCAGGATGGAAATGTACATTATTTAATAAATATGAAGAAAAGAATAATTATGATATAAATTATAATTATTATATAGAAGAATGTAATAAAATTATAAATATATTTAAATAATGAAAACTAAAGAACTAATTAATGGTAATAAACTTATTGCTGAATTTATGGGAGCTAAATTAAATTGCGAAAGTGGATTAGAAGTTAATTTTCACATGAATGAATTTGGTTACAAAATAGGAAATGGAGATGAGACATTTAATTCTTTAAAATTTCATAAATCATGGGATTGGTTAATACCAGTTATTAATAAAATATATAATAGTGATGAATATATTGAATATAAGAAGTTACTTAATCAATTTAGTAATGGTATTGAAATAAATACAACATATATACAAGTTACTTGGGCTGATGTAATAACATATATTAAATGGTATAATACACAAAATAAATAATGATTAAATTATTAATAACAGATTATAAAAAAGTTAATATATATGGCGATATACATTTAACAGAAGACGGTTATTACCAACCGTTTAGAGGTAAAAAAATTATAGTAAAAATACTTGATTTATTTTGGATAACTTATAAATATTATATAATAAAATGAATATACCTTATAATGAAAAAACATTTTGTATAGATTTAATAATGGAACATTATAATACAGAAAATCCATTTACTATTGTAGAAAAAGCTAGAGAAGATTTAGATATAGATGTTACAATTAGTGATGTATTAACTGTATTAGGTTATACAGAAGATTTTGAACAAGAGAATCATAGAGTGTCTATGGCAGAAATATTTAATGATAATGGAAGAGGAAGTAGAATGCCCTAAATGTTTAGGGGTTGGAGTAAATTTTAATGGAATAAGAATGATTAGATGTAAATTATGTAAGGGGAAACACGTTGTAAAAGATGTTGTAGCTGAAGCATTTATACATGAACATATATTAGATGATGTATGAGTAAATCATTATTATTAGATTTTAAAACTTTAAAAGAACAAGGACTTAGTATTGAAGAGTTTTTATTTTTATATAGTAGATATAAAAAAGAAATAATCAATATTAATACAGAAGTGGTTGATATTTCTAAATTAGAATCTAATTTATTTATTAAATCTAAAGAAAAATTAGAATTAAGACAAAAGAGTATAGATTTAATAAAATTTTTAGAAGTGGAAACTTCTAATTCTTTTAAAGATAATAAAAAAATTATTAAAAAATCTAAAAGAGTTATAAATTCTTTAGTAGAAGATAATATACACTTATATAGAGATAAATGGAAAGGATTAAAACCAGGCTCAATGGGTGGATTACAATCTTGTAAAGAAAAATTAACTAGATGGATAACAGAAAATCCAGAATATTCTTTTGATGATATACTTAATGCTGCAGATTTATATTTAAATACAGAAGGTAGAAATACAAAGTATTTACAAAGGGCAGATTATTTTATATTTAAAAAAGATGGGAAAGAAGAATCCTCTAGATTATCAGCATTTATTGATGATTTAGATGGAGGTGATGATGAAGATTGGACAAGTAACTTAAATTAAATTATATGACATTAGAAGAATTTTTAAAAACTATATATCATACTAGATTATATATTATAGTTCCTTGTTTAAATAGAATGAAAATTAATAAAGAATTATTTTTTAATAAAGGTAAATATGATATTCAAAAACAAAATGAATATTTAAAAGAACTTTATTATGAAAAAGTTCATAAAAATTAATGAATGAGTTTATTTAAAAGAGTCAAAGATGACTTAGTAGAAAAAAGAAATAGAATATTATCTGGGAAAGTAAATTGTATACCTTGGGGATTTCCTAGATTTGAAAATGAATCTCCAGGAATAGAACAAGGTAAATATTATCTTATAACAGCTAATCAAAAAGTGGGTAGATTTTGCCCCTTTATATAGTAATATATAAAGAAAATTCAGAATTTTAATATGGAACAAATAGCAAAAATAGAAACAATAAAAAATAGTAGAGGTGATACATATAATATAAAAACTAGAGAATGTAGTTGGGGTTTTCACGGATGTTCATTTTATATATATCAAGGTGCTAGAGTTAATAAATTATATGATTTATTTACAGCTTTAGGTGCAAAATGTAATATCATAGATGGTAAACTTAAATATACAGCTAGAGGTAAAGGAAAGCTTCAAAGATTATTATTTAAATTTAATAGATATGCTGGAAATAAAAGTACATGTAGAATAATTGATACAGCTCATGAAATGTTAAAAACTGGAATTAATCCAATTGCATGTTTAATATTAGGACATTATATAGGAGAACCTTCTAGTATTAATAACTATAAATTACCTAATTATTATTATCCTAATATGGATGTTTTAGGTTATTATTATAATAATATAACTTATTTACCTAAAGATAACGATGATTTTTTAAAACGTTTAAAAACAGGTAGTGATATAAGTAATACTTTTTTTAAAATATATAATAAGAATTTATATCCTAAAATAGTAGACCTCATACAAAATAAAAAATACAAACAAGCAGAAAAATTAATAAAATACCCATATTAAACTTTTATATACATTTAAATAATAGTATATAAGGGAACGGGGAAACTCTTTAAAAACATAGAAAAAATGATAAAAATTTATCCAGGAAACATTGAAAAACATACAACTGATTGTTGTGCTATGTGCCAATTAAGTAGAGTTAATAATTATACTTCTATTGAAGATATAGAAGATGTATTAAATCAATTAGAAATTGAAAAAAATAAAAATACTGAAGTTGGGATTACTACTGGTAATGGACAAACTGCTGTATTTACAATAGTAAGTCCAGGAGAATTTATATTAGAAACTAATCTTAAAAAATTAGGTTTCATTCATGTTCATAACTTTGAAAGAAGAAAAGGTTATCCAAATGTAGGAGATTTAAAAATGTATATTAAAAATTTATAATTATGAGAAAAAATTTTGATTGGTGCCTATGTTGTTGTTATAGTATAACAAATACTAAAACAAATGCTACTATATTAGATGTAAAATCTTATCAATACTTTAGTAGATTACCTTATAATGACTTTAACTATATTAATAGTAGTATAACTATAAAAAAATATAGTAGAGAAGTATCTTTACCATATGTTGATTTTTATATACAATATATAGTTGATATGTTAAAATTAGAAAAACCTGTTGAATTTACAGTTGAAGGAGATGATGTTAAAGGACCTAATGGAAGAACTAAAGGATTTAAAATTTCTGAGATTAAAGAAGAGTTTATACAGATTGCAAATAATATTGCAAAAGATTTTGAGAGTGAATTTGAAGTAGCTCAAAGTGATGAACCTTGTAGATTTTGTTCAATGAAATTTTATTGTCCAAAAT